TTTAAATTAAAACAAAAATTATTTGGTATAAATGCTATTAGAAAAAATGGCATTAAAATTGATGATAGAGCTGGTAAAGTAGTACAAAAAATATTAAATGATCCTGATGTTACACCTTTAAATGCTATTGACTATATTTTTGGTGCAGCACAATTAGGACAAAAACAAGGTTCATTAACAATTGTTAAAAGGTTACAAAATATTTTTGGTAGAGAAACTGGGGAAGATATATCAGATTTAGCTGCAAGAAGTTCTGATTTTCAATCTTTGCGAACTGCTGCATTTGAAAAATTAATAAGAGATTCAAGTCGTAATGGAATTTTTAATCCAAAAAGATTTGTGGATCAATGGTCAACAGCAAGACAAAAATATAATGATGTTTTAAAAGAATTATATGATCCTGATGAATTAAGATTAATTGATGAATTTGTAAGAGAAGTAAGAAAAAGTTTTAAACCAATAGATTTAGTTAATGCTTCTAATACTGCATCTGCTATGTCAAGAATTATACAACAAACTGGTAGAGCATTAATTGGTATATTTGGATTCAAGTTTGCAAATATACAAGGACTTTTAGCAGCTAGAGGTGCTTTTGACAGAGCAAGAGATGTTGTTGGAGAAAAAGCTGCAAAAAAATTAATTTCTGAAGAATTATTAGCAGGAGCAGAAAGAAGTGCATCACCATTACTTACAGCAACAGAAACTGTTGGTATAAATGAATTACTAAATAGGTATCGAACTACACCAAATGTTCCAGTTGCTCCTTTAGGATTTATACAAAGATAAAATATTATGGAAAATTTACCTCAAGAAAACGAAAAAAAAATAATCAAACTTGAAAGTGAATTAAATCTTCTACACTACAAGATAGACGCAATCAAAGACAATCACCTACTACATATTGACCAAAAGATTAACAACATATACAAGATAGTATGGTTTATCGCAGCTCTGGGAATAACAAGTCTAATCAACATGGTGATGACCATAGCAGGTTAAAAATATCAGAAAGACAAAAAAAAACATCTATTAAAGGCACTGTTACCGAATATGAAGCAATTGCTAGACTCACAAAACAAGGATATTATGTAGCAAAAAGTTGCGATCCTCAATGTCCTTTTGATATTGTGATAGTTGATAGAAATGGTAAAATACAATTATTAGATATAAAAACAAATACCTATAGAAAAAATAAGCATGGTAAAAGTTTAAAAGATAAACCAAAAGGATCTTATAAAATAAATAGAAGTCCTACTAAACAACAAAAAAAATTAGGTATAAAATTATTAATGGTAGATTATGAAAGTTAGTGAAAATACATCTATATCAATGCCAATGAAAAATTTAATTTCCATAGTTATTGCTGTGGCTATTGGAGTGTGGGCTTATTTTGGTATTGTTGAAACTTTAAATAAACATAGCACTACACTAGAATTAATGCAAAAAGATTTAGAAGCTAACTCTGAATTTAGAATTAAATATCCAAGAGGTGAATTAGGTCAATCATCAGGTGAAGCTGAGCTTTTTATGTTGGTTGAACACATGGCAGGTTTAATTGAAACTATGGACGAAGAATTAAAAGGCATGAGAAACAATAAAGTAAATATTGATTTTTTAAAAGAACAAGTATCAAAACTACAATCTGATGTAGAAAAATTAATTAGAAATGGAAGCGGACACTGATGATAGAAATGGTATTTGCATTACTTCTTTTACAAGATCATAAAATTGTTGAGCATAGGTATCATGACAGTTTAAGTTCATGTCTTAAAGCAAAAAGATACGCAATGAAAGATAGAAATAGTAAAGATAGAGTTGTTTTTAAATGTATTCAATCTAAAGCAAACATAGAAATTTATATGGGAGAAAAAAAGATAACATCTTTGATATTAGAATAATGGATAAATTTTTTTATAGTTTTTTTAATTTATTAGATAAATTTTCAACACATTTAGATAATGTGTTTTTTCCAAAAAAAAAGAAAAGAAAAAAAAAGTGTAAAGATTGTAAATGTAATTGTCATTGTGAAGATGTATTACATGCCCATTGGTACGATGGCGATCTTTGTGCTTGTGATAATTGCAAACATTAAGGATTTTATGAGGCGATACTATGGAATATTTACTTATAAAACTAGAATGTTTATTAAGAAAGTTATATGGTTTTGTTTGGCGGCAAAGAATAAAATTTACTTTAAAACATCTTAAAAAAAGGAGATAGTTATGTGGTTAAGTGCAATTAAACTGGCTGTAAATGCAGGTTCGCATATTTATAAAAAGAAAAAAGAAACGCAAATGCGTATGGCGGACGCACAAATGCTTCATGCGGAGAAGATGGCCAAAGGTGAGTTAGAATACTCAGGAAAATTATTAGAAGCAAGACAATCGGACTGGAAAGATGAGTTTGTTTTAATTGTACTCACTTTGCCTATTTTAGTAATTGCTTATGGAGTTTTTTCAGATGATCCAGGTGCTTCAGCTAAAATAAAAGAATTTTTTGAACAATTTCAACAACTGCCATCATGGTTCACTAATCTGTGGATTTTGGTCGTTGCATCAATTTACGGAATAAAAGGTACACAGATTTTTAAAGGCGGAATGTCTAATAAAAAATAATGTCCGATAATCTAGAGCTGATAAACGAATATAAGGATCAAGTTAGAATCCTTAAACAAGAAGTGGCAGAACTTCAAGATGCCGGTAAATCTAAAGATTCTGCTAACAAAAGATGTTTGCAAAAACTTGAACATTCACAACAAGATTTAGAACAAGCAAACAAAAAAATTAAACAATTAGAAGAAGAAAATAAAAAACTTACGGAAAAAAAAGAATGAAATATGCTTTATATATGATTATGTGTTCTGCGATAGCAGGTGAATGTATGCCACCGCACCAAATGGACAATAAATATAATGATATGTATAGTTGTTTAAATGCCGGATATAAAGAATCTTTAGCTAAATCAAAAGAAATAGGAAAACAACAAATAAATGACCATCATATTTACTTAAAATTTGTTTGCAAAGAACAAGAAGTTATAGTACCAAAACCAAAACCAAAGGTAGAAGCATGAAACTTACAAATAATTTTTCATTAAAAGAATTAACACAGAGCCAAACTGCATTAAGGAATGGTTTAGATAATACCCCTGACGAACAACAAATAGATAACCTACAAAATATTTGCGAAAAAATACTCCAACCATTAAGGGAATTTTATAATTTACCTGTTAAAGTTACTAGCGGATTTAGAAGTGAACAATTGGCAACTATGATAGGCTCAAAGCCAACAAGTCAGCATTGCAAAGGCGAAGCGGTCGATTTTGAGATACCAGGTGTTGACAATAAAGAAGTAGCTACAAAAATAAAAGATGAATTTACTTTTGATCAGTTGATTTTAGAATATTACAATGACACTGATATAAACTCAGGTTGGATTCATGTTAGCTTGAAAAATACAACATTTGAAAATGACAATAGGCAAATGTCATTAATTAAAGACGAACAAGGTTATAAAGAATGGCAATAGACAAAGCTAAAATGAAATGCAATAGCCCTAGAAGACAAATATCTGGGGGTAAAAAATTTGTAGTTAAAGCATGTAAGAATGGTAAAGAAAAGATAATACGATTCGGAGATGCTAATATGACAATAAAAAAAAATAATCCTGCTAGAAGACGGAGCTTTAGAGCTAGACATAGATGCGATACGGCTAATGATAAGTTTTCGGCAAGATACTGGTCTTGTAAAAAATGGTAAAATCAATTATAAAATTCATAGTGAAAGCTAGAATGCTGTATGCCAATTTAAGAGGTCATCATGGTAAAAGATGGAACTACGAACCCTCAGATTGGTATATGGGAAATAATAAAAACAAAAAAAAATAGGAGTAAAGTTATGCCAATGGGAAAAGGAACTTATGGTTCAAAAAAAGGTAGACCACCAAAAAAAAATAAAAAAAAAGATAAAAAGAAAAAGAAAAGATAATGTTAACATCTAAACAAAAAACTCTTCCACCTGCATTAAAGAAAAAAATTATTGCGGCGAAGATGAAAAAGAAAAAAAATAAGAAGAAAAAGTAATGGCCAAACTATGTGCTAGAGGTAAAGCCGCTGCAAAGCGAAAATTTAAGGTGTACCCATCAGCGTACGCTAATATGTATGCTAGTGGCGTTTGTAGTGGTAAAATTACACCTGGCGGTAAAAAGAAAAAAAAGAAAAAAAGATAATGGCCAAAAAAGGATTAAGAAGCTGGGTTTCCGAAAGATGGGTTGACATAGCAAACAAAAGGTCGGACGGAAGCTACCCACCATGTGGACGAAGCAAAGGGGAAAAAAGAAAAAACTATCCCAAATGTGTACCCATTGCTAAAGCCAGATCAATGTCTTCTTCACAAAGAAGAGCTGCAGTTTCAAGAAAACAAAGTGCCGAAAGAAAATCAAGAAAAGGCAAAAAACCTAATTATGCAAGAACTTAAAAAAGTTAGGCGTAGCTTTCGTTGTAAAGCTGGGATAGACGGTGGGATAAGATTAACTTTTCCAATAGTTCATTGCATTAATTAAGTAATCAGGGTCTAGTTCATTCTTCCATTTAAAGTTTTCAAAATCCGGTTGAATGTAGTCTTTGATTACTTTTGGGTCATTGCTTATTGACAAGAGGTTTTGCCTAACTTTACATCTTTGAATAAAATTAGGCAATCTTGACATGATAGCCTCCGGTTTAAGTAAGTCGTAATTACCGGCATGAAAAACTTTAAATGTTTCTTCATTTATATAACAAATATAAATTGGTAGGCCGGTTGCATAATGGTAAAAATCAGTTTGCAAAAGGTGGTCGCTAGTTGGTTTATCCGGTAATTTTACGGTCAACCATGATCTAGTATTATCTTTTTTAAGTCTTCCTTGTTTTGGAAATTTACATTTATCTTCAATAACCATTTTACCTTTTAAATCAGCGTAGCCATGAACAGGAATTTCTATTCCGTCAAAAACTTTATATGCTTCTATTTCCGGCTTACACTTATCAAAGTCAGGTATTGTCTTATGTGCTTCATGTCCGTTGATAATCATTCTTTCAATTATTGTGCAAAAATGATTATAGGCGTCTAGTTCTACCGGATCAGGTATAAGTTTTTTTAACTTTTCATTTACCGGTACAAAATCATTGCTTGACATTATCTTTTACCTCCCATTCCGGCTTCAATACTAAAGGTTCTTCTAATTGCGGAATAAAATAGGACAAAGGTTTTTTTAAATATTTTGATACGGCTACAAGTTTGCAAATAGGAATTTTGTTTGTAGCTTTTTCATATTTCTGTATCTGTTGAAATGTTACTTTTATTGCATTGCCTAAATCTGTTTGTGTTACAAATTTGTCAGGCATTTTTCTATTTGGGTTCATAGGATAAATATTTCTACTAGCTTTAGTTCTAGCTTCTTTAATCCTATTACCTATATGCTTGTATAGTTCTATATCGTCTTGTGTAGTATGTGTTAATTGACTTGGCATGTTTCCTTTCTTTGAAGACATAAATACCCTAACCCTAAAATACAATTTTAAATTTAATTAGTATTTAAGTATAAATACTATCTTGTTTATTTTCCAAAACAGCAATCTTTTCATGCAAAACAGGTAATTTGTTTTGGTATTTACGAATCATTCTTTTATGTTTATTCATTCGTTCCACCCACCTGTCTTTCTTTGCTTTCAGATCCCTGATTTGTTTGGGATTTATGTTCATCATTATCCTTACTGACTAATTTAATTTTTGACCCAAGATTACGCCTGTCAGTAATTGTTATTAATGCGTCTTCTTTGGGCATTTCTTGTTCATGAGCTTTTCTTGTAGCTTCCTCTACCGAATTGCCAACAAAAAATTCTTTAAAATTTACAATCATTTCTTGTAAAGTATTTTTTTCTACTTTAGCCATTTAATACAATGTTTCTTCTATATCCTTTTAAACGCTTTAAATCTTTTCTTTGTTCTAATTTATTAATCAAAACAGTTACCGAATTTTTACTTTTAAAATCCAACGCATCAGCCATTTCTTGATAAGTTGGATAATACTTGTTCTTTTTGACATATTTTTTAATGAAATTCAATAGTTTCATCATTAAAGGTGTCATAGGAATAGTTGTTTCACTTGCCATTATTTTCTTCCATTTTAAGATTCCTATTCAATTCGTTATATCCATTTATGTCATCATAGGTATCTTTTTTATATTTTTTATTTGTAATTGAACGCCATAATTTAACTAAAGTCATGCAAATACCAAAAATATTATTTGGGCAACGAACTTGATAACCATTAAAAGCCGATAAAATACTTTCTAACATGCCTTTAAAAGCATAACTTGTAGAACTAAAACTACCATATTGTTCTTGTTTGGTTTTTAAAAGTTTTTCTAGTTCTTTAGTTATTTCGTTTATATTTTTAATATTATTTGTCATGGCCTAAATCATAATTAAGTTGTTCTTCATAACCCATATAATAATTGTTGTTTAAATCTTTACAATAATGCCCAAACACATGATAATTTTTATAAGTAGCATAAGTTAATGGTTCATATTGTTTATGATTTTCATTCTTTACAAATTTAACATTGTTATAAAATGCTTCTTCACAAGTTATAGGTCTTAATGTAAAGCCAATAGGTATCTTAACGGCAGCATAACTATCGCCAACAATTATTAACAAGTACAAAAAAAACACTTTCACTAAATATCAAAAGCATTACTTGGTTGTGATTGTGTTTGTTGTTGTTCTTTTGGTTTTGGATCATTTTGATAACCGGCAATATTTGGACTATCCGATTGATCATTTAACCAACCTATTAAACTTTTTTCATTAGGGGCTACTTCCGGTGCATGTAAATTACCGGTAAATTTATTATCATCACCTCTAAATAAAACACCTACTTGGGCAAAAATTCTTATGAATTTAGTACCTTTAGCAGAAGTTCCTTTACTTCCTAATATTGTTCCCTTTTCGCCGTTGGCTAACTTTGTGTTGCCGGAAAAATCTATTTTTACAGATTTTTCATGGTTTGGGTTATATGGAAACAGCACCCAGTCTTTTTGCTTACCAGCCTGATTTGACATTTTGTCCTCCGTTGTTTTTAATTGTATTAGCTTTGGTATCAAATACTTTCTTTATTCTTTCATTTTCCGTTTCCCATTTAGAATATAAAGCATTTAATTTTGTTTCAGTCTTTTGACTTTCAATTTGTTTTTCAATTGAATTATTATTAGGTTTGTTTTGATTGTTTAATGCGTTAGCTAGTTCTTCGGCCGAAGCAAATTCCGTACCATGCAGACCGAAACTTGCTAAACATCTTCCTAAACTTGATGTAAAAGCATTTTCTAAAGCCGAAGTTCTATTAACAAAACTTGCATCTCTTTTTTCTTCTGCATGGCCGGTACTATAAGGAGCATCACCTATATACAAAGTCGTTTTAGTTATAACTTTTTTATCATCTTGATAAATTAATTGTTCGTCTATTTTAGATTCCGGAAAAAATTTTAGTAAATGATTATGTCTTGCTGCCACCGTAAGATATTCTTTACCTTTAAAATCTATTTTTTTTACTTCTTTGTCTAATTTTTCAATACATTCTTTTCTTCTATCTTTAAAAGAACCTTTACTTTTTTCTTCCGTCTTTTGTGTCATGTTTCCTTTCATTTTCATTTTTTTGTTCAATATCCTTTAATGCTTTAGCATGTATGTAACTTTGATTTTTAGCTTTATTTCTTTCCAATTGTTCTAAATCTTCAACTTTCTTTCTTAAATCGGTAATTTCTTGATCCCTTTGTCTTATCAAACTATCTTGTTTTTTAACTTGTTTTGTTAGATTACGATTTTGTGTTTGTAGTTTTGCTAGTTGCTCCAGCATTTGGTTTGCCTTTCATTATTTCATTTATAGTTAGTTTATGAACTATGATGTCTTGTAAAGCTCTACCTACAATTCCACCAAAGATCATTTTCATATTAGGGGGCTGTTTCTTCCTATCTTTTTCATCAAGAACGCAATAGTTGTAAAACCATTGATCCGTTGATTTAGTTAATTGAGAGGGAGAAAGATGATCAGCGGAGAAACAACCCCCCTCCTTTCTATGCTTCCACATCTTACCTATTTTAATTAACATTGATTCGAAACCTAATACAAATCTTGTAAAAAAACAATACATAATTTCATTGATTTTAAAAATAATATTTTATAAATCTAGGTTATGGGTTTCCGAATCATTAAATATAAAAAAAAACGAATCAAAGTTTTATGGGAAAATTGCGGAGATTGTCATGCAATATTCTATCCGGATTCCCTTATTCTGCGAATCAATCCAAACTTGTCAAAACAAATGATGGCACAAACATTGTTCCATGAACTTTGGCATATTATTTGTTGGGTAAATAAGATTAACATAAATAAAATCGGCGAAGAAAAAACAGCTCTTTTGGCCGAAGAATTTATTCCCATTTTAAAATCTAACAACAAGTTACGGAAATTGATTAATGAATATTTACGGTGACATGAAATTTTGTAGTGTACCTAATTGTGATAACAAAGCTGATGTTGTTGAAAATGATAGAGATTATTGCGCTGATTGTTGGTGGAAAAGGTTTTCTAAAACTGGAACAACATTAAAAAACTATGAAAAGAAAAAACAAGAAGAAATGGAGCAAGAAAATGAAAAAAAAACAAAACAAGATATTGAAAGTTTTAAAGAAGTATAAAATAATATATGCTGATCCGCCATGGTGGTTTAAAAGTTATTCAAAAAAAGGCGATGGAAGAAACGCAACAAAGCATTATGATTGTATGGAGTTTAAAGATTTATTGGGTCTTAATGTTAATGATATTGCTGACGATGATTGTTGTTTGTTCATGTGGGTTACTGACCCTTTTTTGGAAAAATCTTTTAAATTACTTAAACAATGGGGTTTTACATATAAAACGATTGCTTTTACTTGGGCTAAAAAAAATAAAACAAATGATAACTTTTTTATGGGATTAGGTTATTGGACAAGGGCGAACCCTGAAATTTGTTTGTTAGCTACTAAAGGTAAGCCAAAAAGATTTTATAAAAATGTAAAACAATTAGTTATTGATAGCCGTAGGGAACATTCAAGAAAACCGGATATTGTTAGAACTAATATTGTAAATCTTTGCGGCGATTTACCTAGAATTGAATTGTTTGCTAGACAAAAGGTTCAAGGTTGGGATTGTTGGGGTAACGAAGTTTGATTGTAAAATTAGAACCTTACGAAATAGAAATGGCTACGCAAGTTGCTAATAAAAGATATGTTGAAAATATAAAAATGAAAAAAACTTTTGGGCATGGTTTCAAAGGTACGGAAGAAAAAACATTATCTTTAGGAATTATTGGGGCAATGGGCGAAGTTGCATATTGTAAAGGTAAAAATGTTTTTTTTAATGGTAGTTATACCGATACTTATAGCCGTTACGATAAAGCTGATGTTGGTAAAGATATTGAAATAAGAACACAACAAAGAAAACAAAACAATACTTTAATCATAAGGCCAACAGAAAAAAAAGGTAGATATGTTTTGATTACTTATGACGGCAACCACACCTATACAATACAAGGTTGGTTTCCATATTTTACAAAGCTAGACGATAAATACCTTACAGATTTTGGCCTTGATAGGCCTAAATGCTGGAGTATTCCAATAAAAGATTTATACAACATTAACGATTTATGACGGACAAAATTAATTTTAAAATTTTTAAGCCATTCGGTTCTACATTAGCAAAAGCAACATTACCTTTAGAATTAATTAAAGATTTTAAAGAAGATTTAAAAAAAATAAGACAAGACAAACAAAAAAGAAAAGACCATGATTGGTCTAAAAGACTTGTTGGCCATGTTGCCGAAGAATATTTAATTTCGCCGGAAATAATGTTAAAATGGAAAAGAAAATTTTTTGACCCTATTATGGTTTCTTATACCAATGCACATTTTAGAGAAGAAACTGTAAAATCAATATTAATTAATTCAGCTTGGTATGTCATATCTAAACCCAACGATTACAACCCAATTCATAGACATACGGAATACACAAAAAACAAAAATTATCATTTATCAAGCGTAGGTTACTTACAAATTCCGCAATCAATGATACCTACGGACAATGCAAAAGAGCATAATGATTTTTCCGGAAATACAGAATTTGTAGAGGGTTCGGAGGGTATGTTCACAGATTCTAATTATAGGGTTATGCCAAAAGATATGGAGCGTACTTGGATTCTTTTTCCAAATAATCTTTCACATCAAGTATATCCTTTTAATTCTTCAAATAAAGATGAAGAAAGAATTTCTTTTAGTTTTAATGCTACTATTAATTTTGAAGAAAATATAAACTAATCAAAGCTAGTTCTATTATTATAATTGTTTCTAACATAACTACCTTTACCCTTTTTCGGTTTTATTATTCGTAATTTGTAATATGCTTTTGTCAAAGTCTTCGCAATAGGATTTCTTTTTAAATTTGTTTTCATAATGTTTATAAATAATACCTTTAGAAGATAAAATATTTTTTAAGGTTAATCTTGCTACTTCTTTAATATCAATAGTTTGTTCAAGTTTCATTTTTTAACCTTTCTTCTATAATAGGAATTATATCTTTATTTATTTCAGAACCAACCCATCTTCTTTCATTTAACTTACAAGCTATCGCCGTTGTGCCGCTACCTAAAAAAGGATCATAAACAACTTCGCCAAGTTCAGTAAAACAATTTATATGCCTAGAACATATTTCAACCGGCATAGAATTTTTAAATCCGCTTGGTTTGATACAAAATATATCTTCTAAAATTCTTTTTGTTGGCGGTACTTTTCTTTTGTTTTGTGTAAAGGTAATTAAATGTTGATAAGGTAATTTGTATAAATCTATATTAAAAGACTTTACCCAAATTTTATAACTATGGACTTCCCACCCTATACTTTGAAAAGCATCTATTACTTCTTTATGCTTGGTAATTACACCACCGTTGCCTCTTCTATCGGTTATGCAAATAGTAACAAAACCATTGATAGGATTAAAATTTTCAATATATCCTTTAATCCAAGTATAATAACTTTCTTTTAATGAAAGCCCTATTTCGCTAAAGTCAGGCGGCGAAGTAATAATATAATTATATTTAAACTTTTTATTTGTTAGGCGTTCAATACAATTTTCATGGTAGAATTTATTTGTCATTTTTTATATAATCTTTAGCTTCTTTTTCGGTTGCAAAAAACTTTTTTGTAAATACTTCCATATTTAAATAATTTAATAATTTACTTAATTTAATTTTTTTAATTCTTTTTGTTCCATGCAAAACCCTATAAACATATAAATCTTTTTTAATTGTCATATCTTTTTAAAAACTAATACATTCTGATGTATTTTTACTACCTTTCTATTTTTCATTGAAGTATTAGCCCTAACACTAGCCGAACCAATAGCATTTAATAAAATGATTTCATTGTAGAATTTCATTCCACATTTTTTAAAAGCGTTTATTGTGTCCGGAACAAAGCCGTAGAAATGGCCTTTCTTATCCCTAAATTCGCCCACAACAAAACAAGCCAATTCTCCTTGTTTTAATATCTTGCATGACTTTGCAATGATTGATTCGTATATTTTTAAAAATTGTGGGTATTCCATGTTGGAAATATCGTCTTGCATATCGCTATAAATTTCAAGATTACCATAAGGCGGACAACTAAAAACAAAATCAAATTCTTGTAATTGGTTACTTTGTACGCCGTCATTTAAATTATCTAAAATTTTATTTGAATCGCCTACAATCCATTTGGGCTTCTTTTCTTTTTCTTTAAAAATTTTGTTAGCTTGTTCAATATTACTTTCAACTTGTTCAGGGCGTAATTCAATGCCGGTATAATCATGCCCCATAGTAGCCGCAACAATACCCCTAACCGAACCCCCTGCGAATGGGTCTAATATCCTTGCATTTTCTTTACCGCTAAACCACAAATAAACCAATTCACAAACAACAGGGTCAAATATACTATGTTCGCCAACATCTAGTATTCTTTGGGTAGATTCGGCCGGTTTCTTTCCGCTTCGTTCGGCTTGTCTATGCCTACCGGCAAAATGAGCTCCATCAACCTTTCGCCCAAGTTCGCTTTCTATTCCTAATGCTTTCCATTTATTTCTTCTTCTTTGCCATGTACCTTGCTTGGTATCAAATACCGAAAATGGCGGTTCTATGTATTTGTCCCTTAATTCAAATTTTTTGGTTACTTCATTACCGAATAAATCAACTTGAATATTTTCTTCAGTTTGTTTAAAATCTTCCGCCATGTTTCACCCTTTCTTGATAGGCCTTATCTTCTTCTTGTTGCTTCTTAATTTGTTCAATTTCTTCTTTCTTAATCCATTCCTTTAAATCTTTTAAAGGAACATAATCTTTGGCTTTTAAAATATATTCCCAATATTTAACGCCTTGAACTTCGGCGTTTTTATTACAAATATTTTTTAATTCTTTCCAAAGATTATCCCTTGCGTTTGGCATTTGTTACTTCCATGCCGAACCCTTGAAGCTATCAACTAAAGCCATATTTGAACCATTAACGGCATAAATCATTATTTTAGCTTTATCGTTTTGCTTGACAATGCTTTTACCTTTTTGAATGGCTTCTTGCTTGTTAGGGTATTCATATCGTTGTCTATCCCCTAACGGCTTCCAATTGATACAAGTATAATATTCCGGATTATTAACCGCTAGAATTTCCCTTTGGTTAAATTGCATTTTTTTAGACATAGTATTGATTCCTTTCTATATAATTTATATCAAAAGCCATGAAATATACAAGACTAATACAACTAAAAGCCCTAAAGCTATATATATAAAAGTCTTTCTTTTTGGTTCTTTGTAGTGTTTTTCTATTGGATATTTATAAAGTTGTGGATATTTCAACCTATGTACTTCGCCAAATGTCATAAATGGAAAGCATTTACGCTTTAATTGTTTGGTTAAAATATCACAAATTGAAGTGTAATCTTTGTTTTTCATATTATCCTCCTATATAAAATTCCTTGCTATATCTAAAGCAAGAACTAAAAAACAACCAAAAGCCAAAATAAATCCGGTTGTTGGCATTGTTAAAGTTAAAGCCATGCCCATTGCAGAACACAAAGCTAATAAAACCCATTTAATAATATAAAACATAATTATAACCTTTCACATTTGATAAGTTCAAAATAAGTAGAACCAAGCAAATTTTTTAGTTTTTTGCTATTCTTCTTACATGCTTCATATACCTTTTTTGCTTTTATTGAGTCTTCGTCATAACCAAATTCTGAACAAAAATCCTCAAATATAACGCCGTCAACCCCAATTGAATCGGTTAATAAACAATCCAACACAGAATCTAATTTAGGGCTTTCGGTATGTGCCAATCCTTGACTAAATGGAATCGTCATTTGTTTAAAGCCGTACCTTGTATCTAAATGGTTGCCGTCAAGTTTAAACTTTCTTTTTATAGTAACTTTGTAATGGTTCATATTATCCGAATTTGCCATATTAGGGTTACTATTGGCATAGTCGCTTGTAATTGTTAATCCATTATTTTTAATGAATTGTTCTATTGTTTGTAGATTCATATTTCCCTCCTTTTGTTTAATTTGTAAATTACGAATCATAAATAAAAGTAACATAATACAAAAGTTATACAAGTAATATATGGCTATGTTCTTGGTTTGTTCTTCATTTTTTTTTATTTGATTACCCAAAAAAAGGGTATATAGATGTCCGGCAAAGGGTTTATGAAAAATAAAGGGTTTTCAATGATTCCGAATCAAGTGATTTGGGATGAAGATTTATCAAATGACGCAAAGCTATTATTTAGCTATTTGCGTAGCTTATCGGAAAAATACCGGACTTTACGAAATAAGACACTGTTAATAAAGCTGGGGATTAGCTTGAATACTTTACAAAATTGCAAGGCCGAACTTATAAAATATGGCTATTTAAAGGTTATTAGAAAGACTTCGGCTAATAAGTACGAATTAGCTATTCCTAATAAGGTAGTATTGCCCTACCCTAATTTTGGGCAACCGATTACCCAAAAAATGGGTAGTATTAAGAAGAGTAATACTAATACTCAAAATACTAAATATATAAAAGGGTTTAAGAAATTAAAAGGTTTTAAGGGTTAATTTAAATGTCAAATAGTTATCCGGTAACGCCGCTGCCTTACTATTTTAAAGGCAAGGAATTACAACCAACAAAAAACAATTCTTATACTTTTAAAGAAAAGGTTGAAATTTGTATTAAGCTAAATCAAGAATATAAAGCCGGAATCTTGTCCGTTGGAAAGTTGGTTTGGATTTGGGAAAATGGCCGTTTTGGTAAATTCACCGTTGAATGTATTATTGACGATATGCTAGAAAAACAAATAATTAAGTTGAATCCTATTACCCTTGACAAGCGAAGATTTAGGGAAAAAAAAGGTTTTTTTGATTGGTAATTTTGCAACAGTGTTGTAATATTATCACACATGCAACAACCCTTTCGCATGTTTTATTAAGTAGCTACTTTGTTGGAGGGCGGTTCTCTTTCCTTTCTTACCGCCCCCAACCCTAGAAAGGAATTAAAATTATGGTAGGAAGAAAAAGAAAATTAACCGATAAATTAGCTGAAAAGATTCTTGATTTAATAGCCGATGGTTTAACTATTAGACAAATATTTGAAAGGGAAGATATTCAATATACTTGGACAAGTTTCCGAAAAGAATTAGTTAGCGATTCAAACTTAATGGATAGATACCAAAAATCTAAAGAACTTGCTATTGATTTAGAATTGTCAAACTTGAAAGACAAAAGACTTGAACTTGAAGCAAAAATAGAATCCGGCGAAATAGACGGCAAGGCCGGTCAAAATTTAGTTAATCTTTATAAAATTATTGTAGCTTCTAGCCAATGGTCGGCTAGTAAGTTAGCAAGTAAAAAATATGGCAAACAAGCGGAAGTTTTGACGCTTAAAGGTTCACAAAACGAACCAATTAATATAAGTTGGAACAATAAATAGACTTAATTATGAATAAATATTAAATTAATTTATTATTTTTTATCTTTGCTTTGGTTTAAAAGTATTGATTTAATTGATAGTTTGCCATTTCTTGCACAAACAAAAAGCAGTTTATATATGTGAGGTGTTCTTGTTTTGTTCTTGAATGATTCTAATTAGCAAGGCAATTTCCAGTAATGCAATATTATCGGAAGTTTTATTATCAGTAATGATGAATTATCAATAGTAATAATTTGGCCATAATTGGTTCTATTTATTAAATCTGGGGGGTTTTGAGCGACCGGCTACCCAACACCGGCGACCGGCGTTTGATAAAAATGAATGGGTGGTATATATAAACAAAATGGATGACCTTATATTAAAAACAATAATTTTTATTATGAAAGATACTAAAACCAATAAACCGGTTGTAGTTTCACATTTTCAAGGATTCGATTCCGAACTAGAAGCACACAATTTTTCCGAATTTTTAAAAGAACAATTTATCCAACCGATTGAAAAAGAAGACCCTTATCCAAATGTAACCTTGCATTAGGGGGTTTTGTTAAAATATGAAACAAATTGTAATTCCTTATACACCTAGGGAAATCCAAAAATTTTTGCATCAAAAATGCGATATAAACCGATTTAATGTTGTAATAGTTCATAGAAGAGGTGGTAAAACAGTCTTTGCTATAAACCATTTAATCAAGGCGGCCTTGACGAACAAAAACCCTTA